CTTGTGAGGAACACTTGCGAACATTGAAGTTGCATTGCCGATGGTGTTAAGGAATCCTCCCTCACCATATTGCACAGCATCAGCGTTAAGATCAGCAGATGTGATTTTAACGAGAAGACCAGCACCTACTTCGCCACCGTCGTATGAAAACATGTTGACAACGTCGTTGTCGTCATACTGACGGAAAGGCAATAGTTTTGTTATATCATTAGCCATAATTATTATAATTTAGTTTTTTTTTACTTAGTAATTTCTACTGTAAAGCTTTTCTTGAGCTTATCTAGCAAGCTTGGCTCGCTAGAAGCTTCTGCATTATTATTTGGAATAGATGCAGTTTCAATATCTTTTACTTCGATTTCTTCTTCAACCTCTTCGATTGATGATTCCGAAACTTCCGTAACTTTTTCAGTAGATGCTTTAATTCTCTCTGCGACAAGCTCTTCGATCTTGTCTGCAGCTTCTTTTTCCTTGGAAGCAATTGCCTCTTTGTTTTTGTGGGAGAAGATTACTGCGAGCTTTTCCTTGAGTGCCTCGAAAGACTCCTCTTCTTGGTTTAGCTGTTGCATCTCTGCCATGACATACTCTAGCTCTTCAGTAGAGAGTTCATAAGTTTCGTCAATGAAATTCATTCTGGCGTTGAAAAGTTCCAATGCTGCTTTAGACTCAACTTCAGTTTTAATTTCGTTGAGTTCTTCTTTCGTCGCCTCAAGAGACGACTTAAGTTCAGCAAGGTCCAATTCGGCCTTTTCCTTAGCTTCGGTTTCAGCCTCAACTTTGGATTTCCAGTTTTCGCTGTGTGCAGTTAATGCATCACGCATAATCTCGCCAACAGATTTGGCGTGATCTTCCTTCTTGACGATGGTAGCGACGCTTTCTGCGACTTCAGCCATCATTTTTTCGAATTCTTCTTTAGTCATATGATTTAAAATATTGAATTTTTCTCTGTTTACATTGTTTTCAGCGTTTAGGGAAATTTTTTCTTGTAGTTGCTTGCTTTCAGCCTCCGTGCTTAACTCTTCTTGACCTTGTTTGTCTGCCACATAAACACCCTTAACTCTAGCTGCTGGATTCATTGTTATCCCAGCACCAAGAGGGTAAGTTTGCCCTACAATCAGCCTATTCACTGGCATTCCATCTTCATCTTCTCCACTTCCTCCAAAAGCTCTAGCATGCTGTCGGTGTGTCATAGAGTCCACTTCATCTAGGATTTTAGACTCTGATAATTTTTTTGAGCCTTTTGTTATTTTATAATCAGAAAAAGCCAGCTCCCAGCTAGTTGATATGCTTTGATATTCTTCTGTATCCTTTTCTGAAGCCTTTTCAATTGACTCTGCAAGCTCTGGAAATATGCTCCTGTAAATAACCCCAGCTGCGTTTATGTAAAAAGGTTCAGTTCTGTCTGCGTAAGATTCTATATCATTATCGGCAAAATCAAACTCCTTGTCAGAGAAAGAGGCATTAATCATGTGCCCTACGATTTTTTGTTTTTGGTGTTCTATGTTTATAGGTTTGTTTACAAATCTTTTTACTGCAGCTATAGCTGTCTCAGTATCGATGCCATCTCCGTTTTTATTAAATTCATTAACAACTGCCAAATTAAAAACTACTGGCACAACGTCAATATTTTCTTCAGGGTCAAAACTTTCTGGCATAAGACCCTTAGCAGCCTCATCCACATTAGCTTGGGATATACCAAAACTAAAAAAATCTTCCTTCTCTAAAACTTTAAATTTACCAGCAAACTGACAAATTTCCAAATCCGATTTATTCATATAATTCTGTTACACTAAATTTTAGTAGAATGATATAAAATAGCTGCGCTTAAGTCATCTAGTTGATGTTTAGCTCCAAATTCTAGAACTTCTGGGCTAATATCTAGATCTGCAATTTTATCAAAGTCAGCTAGGATGCTACTTAAAGCCTCATCCCACTCGTCTTCTTTTTTAGATACAACAATAGATTCACATGCTTTTGCTACAAGGTCTTTTTTGTCTTCCGACAATTCCTTCATTCCGAATTTTTTAGAAAAACTCTCGGCCGCATTTTTTTCGAATTCGGTAACCCTTTTAGTTATTTCCACTATGTTCGCTTTAGAATAGTGTGTTGAATTTGAAACCCCAACTGGACGACCCCCGCTTGGAGAGGGGTTTTTGACTGCATTGTCTCTTCCTTCTTCTGAGGTGTTAGATTCCCCGCCTTCTTCCATTTCTTCTTGTTGGTAAAGATTAATTGAGTTTACCAAAGGCATGTAATGACCATCTTCTCTTTGTTTTTTAAATGATTTTTGAGATTTGTCAAGGTTTTCTGACTCTGGGAAACATCCACTATGAATTAAGTCCATTCCTTGTTCAGGGGTTAGTATACCAAGCTCCATCATTCGTATGGCAATCTTGTTTGTTTCTCCTGACTCGTTCTTGCCGACTTCAATCATTTTTGCTTGAGGCCAAACCCTCATTCCTAAAGATTTGCAAAGTTTTCTTATTTCTGGCTGGATAAAGTCCTTGATGAATAGTTCTCTAGAAAATTTAAGTCTCTCAAGGAATATTCTCATTTTTGTTTCTCCTTGTGAGTATTTAGAATCTCCAATAAGAATGTTTTGAAGTCCATCTTTAATATCTTGATCTAATACCTGATATTTTTCTGCACCCATAACCTTCTTAAGGTCTGGTATTACAAATTCAGCTTTGGTTGTATAGTCGGAAACAAGAACCCTTCCAACGCTTTGATTTTTGAAAATGTTTTGCATAGCAGAGAGAGCTTTGTGATTAACTCCACCCTTATCTGGCTCCGCGCCCATAGTTACAAGCAATACAACGTTTTCTATAGAACGAGCAATAGCTTGATCTATTTTTTTTAGTTCCATTTTTTTATTTAGATCATCAAGAACTGCGAATCCACTAGGTATAGCCATTGGCTCATAATCTTGTTTTCCAGCAAAAATTACATGTAGCTTCTCTGGTTCAAGTGGTATAATTGGGGTAGTAGAGCTTGATACTGCAGGGTTATTCTTAATGGTCAGCTTAACCTCTTCTGGCATAGAGTCAAATAACTCCCTTTCGTGCTCCGATGTTGGATTCTTAAGCCTTGATATTTCGAATGGAGTTAATACCTTATAGTATTGATACTCTGAAAATGTAACAGAACCCTTGGCAACAATGTCAGAAGGGTTAACCATTATATATTTTATAGGAATTTTAGCGTTCTTTTTCGAAGATCCGTAAATTTCCATCATTTTAGTAACACTAGAGAAATCCAAGGTTCCGTCTAGCCTGAGCATAAATACATTGCCTGATCTATAGAACTCTCTGAAAAATTGATCTTGAAGGTCGTGAATTTTTATTCTTTTAAACCAAGCTTCAATGAATTTCCTTGATTTCTTTGAGCCTCCTTCTAGGTATATGTCTGTGTTGGCATATTGAGACATTAAGTCTATAGTAGACCTGAAAGCTGGTATGTTAAAGTAAGCTTTTTGGCAAAGTGAAATTGCATCAGCTGCACCTACGTTGCTATCAGAATATTCAAAAGGCAACAATCCAGCATCTATGTTTGCATATTTGTTAGCTATTTTGCCAGTAGCAGCTCTGTTTGTTCTAGAGGTAGATCTGTTTTCTGAGCTAGAACCTCTTCTTGAAGAAGCGGCTTCACTTTCGTAAAAAGATTCGCCTACCATTTCAGGCTCGAAATCTAGAGAGTGAGCTACAGGTAGGGCAGCCTCGCTTTGATTTTTGTCAAATTTATCCCAGTACTCTGACTTCTTTGTATATTTTCTTTTCGCCATAACTCATTATACACAAAAAAAAACTAAATATCAAAGTTAACTTTAACTTTGCAAAGTTGACTATTAAATAGTGAAGGGAATAAACGTACCTTGTGGTTTTTTGTTTATTTTAGCGTGTCTAGAATCAAAATAAACCTTACCAAACCAGTTTCCGAGCAATAATGCAGAATAAGAGTCTTTTCGAGCTCTATTAGGACCTGTCTGCCTTCTTAAATTTTGTGGCAGGTTAAATTGTTGTGATCCTTGGGGGTTTGATACTACTTCAATGTTGGCACATTCTGATTTAGTCAATTCTATTATACTTTTTTGGTGATCTATAAAGTCAATCATTTTAGCTCCTTTTGAAGATGCATTTATTTTCATATCCCATTTGAGAGACTCAATCGGTAAGTTCTTTTTTCTTTGATCATCGAAATGTGAATCAATAGCTCTAGACCCAAACAGTATTCTTTTGTGATCAATAGATGCCTGTAGTAGTTCATTTGCATTACGTATCCAGTTGACCGTAGGCTTTCTTAAAATACAGTATTTTCTTGTTTTAACATTATACTGGTTTTTAAATTCAAGTATGTCTGCATGATATTGTTCAGACTTCTCTATATCTACCTCTATAACGCCTATATCTACATTTTGATCTTTAAACATCTGGCTTTCATTACAAGCATTGATGAATTGAACTCCTCCATTATAGTCTCCACATATGCCAATGATGTTAAAGTGAGTAACCAAGTATAGGAAGTACCTCATGTGTTCTTTTAGAGAAACCCCTGCCACTGCATAACTATGAACTAAGCAAAGTTTTTGATCTTCTTGTAAAACTTTAAATACATGCATAGCAAAGTGGTCTGCGCTTGTATTTCCCGCCCAGTTAGGGTCAAATGCCATTATGTATTCGTCACTTGGATTACCTACTACCTCAACAGCAGGAAACTCTCCATCAGCAACAGTACAAGCAGCCATTTTTGATAATCTAAAGTATCCATCACTCTCATCTACAAACTGAGCACCAAATTCCCTCTTGAACTGCATTTCACTCATTGTAGCCTTCGCCTGTTTAAGCAAGTTTTGATCGTAAAGTCTAGTAGGAGCACAATCATAGCTTAATTGCATTATAAGTCTGTAAGCATCATCTGCTGCTGCATCATCATCATCCACATCCTTAAAGACCCCATTATCTGTTTCTTGTTTATCTAAAATTAAACCCTCATACCTCTTGAATAGCTTATACATGTATTCGAATTTGAAACTAGGAGATGAAAGTATTATCAGTTTATTATTAGGCCATACATACCTATCCTTTTCTTCCATCTCACCCTTTTCGATTAGGCGCGATTCTAAGTTATGCAACTCGTCTCTCTCTACTGGATTTTCTATAACCCCCAAAAATGGCAAAATAACTTCATTAAAAATCTTTTCAGGTATAGTTAAAAACTCATCCAATACTATCCTATTAAATCGAAAACCCCTCAACCTCTCTCCGTTGGCTAATGGTAAGGCTGTTGCCCTACTCCCTCCTATCTTCATAGTCCACTGGTCAGTTCCCTTTGTTATCTTAACACCACAATCTTTAGCTAATTTAGCCTCTGGCTTACCAAGTATGTCTTCCATTTTCTGGAAGATCATTTTTGACTGACGGAATGTACCAGCGATGACACCAATGTTGGCACTTGGGTTCAAAAGACACTCAAGAAGAACGTAAACTGCGGTAGAGTAAGTTTTTGACATACCACGGGAGAATACAAACATAGAATAGTCTGATATCATCATTCCTTTGATTGCCATAGCCTGAAAGGGAAACAGTTTTACGCCAAGGAAAAGCTCGCAAGTAAATGGGATGTTATTTCTTAGAAATTTATATAAGTAATATCGGGCATCCTCTTCTTTTAGAGAACCTTCCATTTTTTTTAGTTGTTCATTAAGTGGGACTGAAGCGTAATCCATCCGATCCCTTTGTGTTCCTTTATCCCAAGCCATATTATATTGAAATTGCTGTTTTTCTCTGACCTATACCATGAATAACTTCATCAATATGATATTGTAAATCTACGTTCCACAACTCATCCCCATGATGAAGGATAAGTGGGATTATCTTCTTTGTTCCTGCTCTATTATGAGCAAATATAAATTGTAAATTTTTGGGGTAGTCTAACATAAGTTTTCGCACATTATGCCAAACATATCCTAAATTAGATTTAAAA